ATAAATTATGATTATTACAAAAACTCCTTATAGATTATCTTTATTTGGTGGAGGCACAGATTATCCTGCGTGGTATAATAAACACCCAAGTAAATGTTTATCAGCCGCTATGGCACACTACTGTTATGTTAATGTGAAAGAATTGCCTCCATTCTTTGAACACAATATTCGTTTAGCATATTCAAAATTAGAGTTTTTAAATTCAATAAATGATATTGACCATCCATCCATTCGTGGGTGTTTAAAATATACTAAAATTACAGAAAACATTTCCGTTAACCATGATGGTGATTTGCCTGCTCGTTCAGGTATTGGATCGTCATCATCGTTTACGGTAGGTCTATTAAATGCTCTATATCATTTACAAAAAGAATCTCTAACAAAAGAACAACTAGCACAAAAAGCCATTACAGTAGAACAAGACCTTATTGGTGAAAATGTAGGCATACAAGACCAAATTATGGCAGCACATGGCGGTATACAATTAATTTCTATGTCTAGTGATGGGTGGAAAACAGAAGATTTTTCAATGTCAAACGAATATAAAAAATATTTAGAATCACATATCATGCTTGGTTTCTCTGGTGTTTCTCGGCTTGCTGAGGTACACGCAAAGAAAAATGTTGATAATATTAAAGAAGGCAAAATAGATAACTTGCTTTTAGAAATGGCAAACTCTACCAATGAAGCCATAATAATGCTTGCCAAAGAAAAAGAAATGAGTATAATAGGAGAATTACTAGACACCGCTTGGAGTATTAAACGAAATTTGGCAGATGGTGTTACACAAAAATGGATTGATAACATCTATTACTCTGCTATTGAAAACGGAGCTTACGGTGGCAAACTAATGGGTGCAGGTGGCGGTGGATTTTTTATGTTTTTGGTACCGCCAACTTTACAAGAACATTTTAAAAAGACAATGAAAGAAATAAAAGTGTGGGTGCCATTTGAGTTTGATAATAATGGTTCACAAGTTATATTAAACAATATGTGAGGAAAGTATGAAATACCCTTTGATGCGAAATAATATTACACGACAAGATTTGGATGCCATGATTGAGCATCTAAAACAAGATGACCCTATTCTCACCAATGGGCCAAAGTGTAGAGAGTTTGAAGAAGCTTGGTCAAAATGGCTTGGCGTAAAATATTCAGTATTTGTAAACTCTGGTGCTTCTGCCAATTTACTTTCAATGACCATGTTGAAAATTAAACACCCAAAAGGTGGTGAAGTTATTGTACCGCCTTTAACATGGGTATCTGATATTGCTTCAGTAATACAATGTGGATTTACACCAGTTTTTGTTGATGTGGATATGGACACTCTAGGTATGAATCCTGATGCCATCATTAAAGCCATCACGCCAAATACCCGTGCTGTGTTTTTATCACATATCCAAGGCTTTGATGCGCTAACTGATGACTTGATATCAACTCTAGCCAAATACAAGGTTCCATTGATTGAAGATGTCTGCGAGTCACATGGAGCAATGCACGGAACGGAGCTTTGCGGTAGTATTGGATGGATGTCTAATTTCTCTTTCTATTACGCACATCACATGACAACAATTGAAGGCGGTATGGTTTGTACCAATGATGAAGAAGTTTACCATACTGTTCGCATGTTACGCTCACATGGTATGGTTCGTGAATGTGGTTCAGAACCAATGATTAAGAATTACCAGAAGGTATATCCACAGTTGAATTCAGATTTCATCTTTGCTTATCCAGCCTATAACATGCGTAACAATGAGTTAGGCGGCATACTTGGGCTATCACAGTTGCCAAATTTGGAGAATAATGTTATACTCCGAAATAGAAATCACGAAAGGTTTTTATCAAAGTTGGACCAGAGAAAGTTTTATGTTGGCTTTAAATTGATTGGCGCCAGCAATTATGCTTTCAATTTAATATTAAAAGATAAAGACCAAGATTTATTAAATAGAGTAATGACAAAGATGAAAGATGAACAAATTGAGTTTCGCCGTGGTAGTGCTGGCGGTGGCAATCAACTAAGACAACCATATTTAAAGAATATGTTACCTGAAAATTATCATTTGAATTTTCCAAATACAGAACATATTCATTTTTATGGTTTTTATCTTGGCAATTTTCCATCAATGTCGTTAGACGAAATTGATTTTATTACCAAATCATTGAATGAGGCTTAAATGGCAAACATATTAATTACAGGTGGTGCAGGATATATTGGTGCTGTTTTAGTACCTGAGTTGCTTCAAGATGGACATAATGTTACTGTATTGGACAATTTTATTTTTGGCCAATCTTCTTTGAACCATGTGTGCTATCATCCAAATTTTAGAGTGTATCGTGGTGATGTTCGTATTGAAGCAGACATGTTGCCATTAATGAAAGATGCTGATATAATCATACCATTGGCAGCATATGTTGGAGCACCATTCTGTGATAGAGATCCAATTGGTGCTACAACCACAAATAAAGATGCTATCTTTATGATGATGAAATACTTGGACAAAGACCAAGTTGTAATTATGCCTACAACAAATAGTGCCTATGGTACAGGAGATAATTGCACGGAAGAATCACCATTGAATCCTATTTCACGATATGCCATAGATAAGGTTGAAGTAGAAAAAGTATTAATGAATCATTCTAATGCCACAAGTTTACGGCTCGCAACAGTATTTGGTATGTCACCAAGAATGAGAATTGATTTGTTAGTAAATGATATGACCTATCGTGCCGTGTATGATGGCTTTGTGGTATTATTTGAATCGCACTTTAAACGCAATTATATCCATGTGCGTGATGTGGTTCAGGCATTTAAAATGGCCATTGCTCAAGAAACAATGCGTGGTCAAATCTACAATGTAGGCCTTTCTTCTGCCAATGTATCAAAGCGTGAATTGTGTGATATCATTAAAACATATGTGCCTCGCTTTGAGATTGTTGAAGCTGAAATTGGTAAAGACAAAGACCAACGAAACTATGTGGTATCAAATAAAAAGATTGAACTAGAAGGATTTGAACCCAATTATAACCTGAGTAACGGAATACAAGAACTGTTAAAAGGTTTTACAATGATTAAGAATACAAAATATGGAAATGTTTGATTATAACGGTGATAATGTAAAACAAGCTTGCCAAACTATTAAAAATAGTTTATCCTGTGACCTGTTACCTAAAAAATGGATAGAAAGAAATAAAACTAACCCTATGTTTGGCCATTGTCATACCGCATCAGCATGCTTACAGAAACTATTTGGTAGTGAAAACATTAAACTGTATAGAGCTTTGGATGATGAGGACATTTGGCACTGGTGGGCAGTAACTAAAGAGGGAGAACTGATTGATATTACTGCTGACCAATACTACTCAACAGGAAGAACACCACCTTATAACGAAGGAAAGAAAGCATCTATGTTGGGATTTGATTACAGAAAAAGAGTATTAAAACTCCTAGCTACTGTTAGGACTAATCTACATTTAAACGGAACACCAAGATAATAACACATGTCAAGCGAAAAAGAAGGCAAATATGAGCACTAGCACTAAGAAACCAAAACACTATGTAAACAATGCCGATTTTCTGGCTGCATTGGTGGAGTATAAACGGTTGTGTGATGAGGCTAAAAAGAATGAGAAGCTTGACCCACAAATACCAAACTATATTGGCGAATGTTTTTTAAAGATTGCTGACCATCTATCTCGTAAGCCAAACTTTATATCTTATTCTTTCCGTGATGAGATGATAGCCGATGGTATTGAAAACTGCCTAATGTATTTTCGCAACTTTGATCCTGACAAATCAAAGAACCCATTTGCCTACTTTACACAGATTATTTACTATGCCTTTTTACGCCGTATTATGAAAGAGAAGAAACAACTCTATGTCAAATATAAGGCAACAGAACAACTTGGCATATTAGATGAATTTGAAATGCTTGAAGATTCTGAAGGCCATTCACGGCAATTTGAATTGTATGATAACATCTCTGAGTTTATTTTTAATTTTGAAGAAAGCAAACGCAAGAAAAAAGAAGGCAAGACCAAAGGCCTAGAGAAATTTTTAGATGAAGAATTGCCTGATTCTGCTTGACATATTCAAAAATAGGAGTTATAATGGATAAATTAAAAATTGAGCATCATATAAAACACCTACAAAAACAGCACGACAATTTAGACAAACAGATACACGAAGAAGAAGCTCATCACGGCAACTCTGCCGCTATTAATGTTCTAAAAAAGAATAAACTAAAATTAAAAGATGAAATAGAAGGTTTCAAAAAACAAATAGTATGAAGATATGTATTCTTGGTGATACCCACTTAGGGGCCAGAGGCGATTCAATTGATTTCCATAATTACTTTGAGAAATTTTACGACCAGGTATTTTTTCCTTATTTGGTTGAAAACAATATCAAGGTAGTATTTCAAATGGGCGACCTGTTTGATAGGCGAAAGTTTATCAACTTCAACTCACTTTACTTAGCACGAAAGTATTTTTTTGATAAGCTCAAACAACATGACATAACCTTGTATGCTTTGGTTGGTAACCATGATGTTGCTTATAAAAACACACTTGAAGTTAACTCTCCCAATTTACTTTTAAAGGGATACGATAACATTAAAATCTATGATGAATTTGAAACAATAGATTTTGATGGCATTAAAGTTGATGCTGTGCCTTGGATTTGTGATGAAAATGAAGCAGATATTTTTGCAAAGATAAAAGATAGTAAGGCTCAAATTTGTTTTGGTCACTTTGAGATTTCAGGATTTGAGATGGACAAAGGCAATGTTTGTGATGTAGGTATTGACAAACAGGCTTTATCCAAGTATGATATTGTTTTAACAGGACACTTTCATCATAAGTCAAATGATGGCAACATCACTTATGTTGGAACGCCTTATGAAATGACATGGTCTGATTACAATGACACCAAAGGTTTTCATATCTTTGACACAGACACACGAGAATTAGAATTTGTAAAAAACCCATTTTCAATGTTTCATAAGATTTCATATGATGATGGTCAATCTGATTTTGAATCTTGGAAACAATATGATTTTGGATCTTTGAAAGATACCTACATTAAAGTTGTGGTATTAAACAAACAAAATCCATATTTGTTTGACCATGTGATTGATAACTTCTACAAAGCAGGTGTTGCTGACTTAGCTATCGTAGAGGACTTTAGTGATGTTTTAATTAATGATGACCAAGAGTTAATTGACCAGGCTGAAGATACAATGACGATACTTTCAAAATACATAGACAACTTGCCTCTAGATGTTGAACCAGAAAAACTAAAAGCAATCATGCGTGAGCTATACATTGAAGCAATTAATACTGAAGTGGCTGAATGATAATATTTCGTAATTTAAAATGGAAAAATCTATTAAGTACCGGTAACTATTATACAGAAGTAAATCTGTCTAATAACAGCAATACGCTGGTTGTTGGTGAAAATGGTTCAGGTAAAAGCACGATGCTTGATGCGTTGTGTTTTGCCTTGTTTGGCAAACCATTTCGGTCAATTAATAAACCACAACTTATAAACAGTATCAACAATAAAGATTGTGTTGTTGAGGTCACCTTTGACACAAACAATAAAGCGTATCGCATTGTTCGTGGTATTAAACCCAACATCTTTGAAATCTATTGTAACAACGAGTTAATAAACCAAGAAGCGGCAAGCAGAGATTATCAGGAGTTCTTAGAGAAGTTTATTCTAAAGCTAAACTATAAATCATTTACGCAGATTGTTATTCTTGGTTCGGCATCATTTACTCCATTCATGCAGCTATCGGCATCTGACCGCAGAGCTATCATTGAAGATTTGTTGGACATTCAAATCTTTTCTACCATGAATACGATATTAAAAGAGAAGTTATCTGGTAACAAAGATTTCATCTCGGACAAAAAACATAACATTGATTTGATACAACAGAAATATGATTTACAGAAAAAATACATTGAAGAACTCAAACAAAATAATGACGATAAAGTAAAAGAATATGAGAGTGAGATTCAAAGTCATGGCGAAACCATATCCACCTTATCATCAAATGTTGAAATTCTTGCAGCCGAAGTTCAATCGCTCCATGCCATTGTGGAAGCTAAAATTGAAACTGAAGCTAAGGTCAAGAAGATTACAAAGCTTGAATCGCAAATTGAAAGCAACTTATCCAAATTTCGCAAGGATATCAGTTTCTTTCAATCGCATGACGATTGTCCAACCTGTAGGCAAACCATTGCCATGGAATTTAAAGAAGAAGAACTTGGCAATCTTTCCACTAGAGTTACGGAATGCGAACACGGCCTCCAACAGCTAGAAGAAAAACTAAATGCAGAACAAGAAAAGTTAAATGATATTGCCAACAAACAAAGGCAGTTGAATGAAAAGCAAGTTCAAATTGCCACACTTAACACAACGATTACTGAAACAAATAAAATGATTGCTCGTTTGACCAAATTGGCCAACGAGTTAAAAGAATCTAAGTCGGTAACTGATTTAGAAGAACAAGAATTAAGTAATATAAGTGTATCATTAAAAGAGTTAAAGCAACATTTATGTAACCTTATAGATGAAAAAACTTATTATGAAGTGGCTGCAGGTCTATTAAAAGACACAGGTATTAAAACAAAGATTGTTCGCCAATATTTACCAGTTATTAATAAATTGGTCAATAAGTATTTGGCATCTTTAGATTTCTTTGTGAACTTTAACCTAGATGAATCGTTCAAAGAAACAATTAAATCTAGGCACCGTGATGAGTTTACTTACGCTTCTTTTTCTGAAGGTGAGAAACAACGAATTGATATGGCATTAATGTTAACTTGGCGGGCTGTTGCTAAGTTAAAGAATTCATCAAATACAAATCTATTAATTTTAGATGAAACATTTGATTCTAGCCTTGATACCAATGGCACAGAAGAACTAATGAAAATTCTTCATCTGTTAGAAGGTGTAAATTTATTTGTTATCTCACACAAAGGAGATATATTACAAGATAAATTTGCCAATGTAATTAGATTTAAGAAAGAAAAAAACTTTTCAAGGATAGTAAAATGATAACATTAAGCTCTTATATAAGTGATGATGAGAAAAGAAAAGCCACCGTTTTTAGAGAACAAATTGATGGCAAATTTTATGTTTCAATGACAAATGATTTTGGTACTTCTTTTAGAGCAGATTTTTCATCAGAAGAAGCTGCAGAGATTTTTGCTGAAGATTGGATAATGAACAAATGAGTGAATTTTTAACGATTGATACCGGTGCTAGTTTACCTAAAACACCAGACATTACGCCCTTACCTGTGTATGATGAAAACCATCCAATGCTTAAACAAAGAATTCCTGAGCATAAGGGACCAATACCAAGTCCGTTGATTTCTAATTTGACCAGTCGGTTAAAGATGACTTTGAAATTATATGGTGCCATTGGCCTCTCTGCCAATCAATGTGGTGTATTTGAAAGGGTATTTGTAATTGGTACTGACCAGTTTCAAATCAGTTGTATCAACCCTAGAATTGTCCGTTCTTCGGCAGAAATGAATAGAAGTGATGAAGGTTGCTTGACTTTTCCTGGTCTTTATGTTAAACTAGACCGACCTGATTGGGTTGAAGTAGAGTTTACAGATGATACAGGCAAACTGGTTCAGATGCGTTTAGAAGGGTTGACAGCTAGATGTTTTCAGCATGAGTTAGACCATATGAACGGCATTCGTTTTATTGATAATGTTAAACCAATGACTTTACAGATGGCAAGAAAGAAACAACAAAAGATAATGAAACAGGCAATTCGTAACCAAAAGAAAAAATAATGGCATATAGTTTTGATCCAAAAGATGATGTAGAAGCTCAATGGCAAAAGTGGCAAGATAATACGCCACTTCCTACATTAGAGTTTACCGAAGATGGGTTGCGTGAGCAGATAATTAATGACCTGCAATATGTTTCACAGATGGATGTAAAAGAATATACACTTTACCAAAAATGGTGTGAGGTGCAAGACAAGTATCCTGCTGTGATTGTAAACGATTTATGGGAAGGCGAGCAACGAGTTCTTGCAGATGAAGGGCAACGCAGAGCCATTTCTGAAATTAAATCCAATCTTTGGATACCTAATACACCTGAAGATTATTTGGCATTACAACCAGAGATGTTGTATACCAATAAAGAGAAAGACCTGCCTGAGTTATGGAATTGTATTCGTACCTTTTCATCTACAATGAAAAACAATTCTAACATTGGTCGTAACCTTAATTTTGTTATTCGTGATAAAGTAACCAAGAAGTATCTTGGTGTAAGTTGTATTTCATCTGACTTCTTAGACCTAACACCAAGAGATAAACACATTGGTTGGCCAAGAGAACTAAAAACAGAAGGCGGTATGATTAACCATACTGCGATTGGTTCTACAATCGTGCCATTACAACCACTTGGTTTTAATTATGTTGGTGGTAAATTGTTGGCGCTATTATGTTTATCCGATCCTGTGCAAGAGTTGTGGGAAAAATTATATGGTGATAAACTTGTCTCTGTAACGACCACATCACTTTATGGTAAAACCAAGGCTGATGGCCTATCTCAATATGATAACTTAGACCATTGGCAAAAGATGGGCTTCACGGCAGGTTCTGTATCGTTTGAACCTGAAAAGAAAACTCGGTATATGATTCGTGATTGGTTGAAAGTTAATCACACAAGAAAATACTTTGAGTGGTATGTTGCGAAGAAACCAAGCGGTCAACCACATAAGCGTGACCACAAGAATCGTTCATTACAGTTTACATATAGCAAACTAAATATACCAAAAGAAATTATTCGTACCGACCATGCTCGTGGAATTTATTGGTCGCCTTTGTATGATAACTCAATTGATTATCTGAACAAAAGAATTGGTGATGAAAAGTTGGTAAAATCATTTGATACCAGTATTGAAACACTTACAGAGATTTGGAAAACAAAACATGCCAAGCCTCGTATTAAACAACTGGTCAAAAAAGAGCGTAACAATAATGATACCCTTTTCTATGATGACCTTACAGTTTTGCCTTGGGAGTCGGCAAAAGAGAAGTATCTTTGCCAAGTTGGTCGTTAAAACGCTTGACAAAGTTAAAGTATTAGTGTATTATGTCCTTATGCGGTGGGTGATAGCACGATTTAAGATACCCTCTTAGATTATCTGAGCAAAGCAGAACACCGCTCCATTTTTTATAAAGAAATTATGTTTACATTTTTAGGTATAGTTGGATTTATTATAACGCTATTGGTGGCCATACCAGCAACATTGATTGCTTTTGCCACTTTTATTGAACATCCAATCAAAGCGGTTATTGCTTTATGGACAAACCTTATATTAGCGTATAAAAACCTCTGGGAAAGTATTACGAAGTAAAATCTCTTTAAGAATCAATAGCTTAGCTTGTTGTTTCTATGCAACAGGTGGTCTTGACAATCCAACTCAATACTGTTATAATGGTAGTATAAATTAGTTAAATAGGACTATACTACAATGACATTTACTGCTGAACAAAAATCTCAATTAGCCAGATTAATGGCAACCGAGAATCTCACGGTTCAACACCAAAAAATTCAAACTGCCAAATTTGACCCTAAGAATAGGGTTTTATATCTTCCTATTTGGCAAAATATGACAGGCACTATTTACGACCTGCTCTGTGGCCACGAAGTTGGCCATGCTCTCTATACTCCCGCTGATGGTTGGCATAATACTGCCTCTGACAAATCAAAAGGGAAATTCTATAAAAACTTCCTTAATGTTGTTGAAGATGCTAGAATTGAAAAGAAGGTCAAGCGTAAATATCCTGGCCTTAATAATTCTTTTCGTAATGGTTACCAAGAATTAATCAATCGTGATTTTTTTGGTATTAAAGGTACTGATGTTAATACGCTTAGCTTCATTGACCGCCTGAACCTTTACAGCAAATCTCAATGGACAAATACCAAGATTGAATTCTCTGCTAAAGAAGAGCTCTTAGTTAAAAAAGTCCAAGCGTGTGAATCTTGGGACGATGTTGTTCGTGCTACTGATGAAGTGTATGCTTATTCCAAAGATGAACAAATGGAAATGAAGCTTCAATACTTTGAAGAATTAGAGGCCGCTGAAGGCGATGATTTCAACAATGAGATTGACAGCGATTATGATTTTGAGGAGTTTGATGATGAAGAAAACTCCGCTGAAACTACTGAAGGCCAAAAAAACGAAAACGGTCAAAGTGAAGAATCAGACGAAGAAAATGAAGGTGACGGCAACGGTGAAAAGACCGATAAAGAATCCGATAACAAATCTGATGATAATAAAGGCCAAAAATCTGGTGAAAATGATTCAGATGAAGAAACCGACAGCGATGAAGATGGCGATTCATATAATCGTTGGAAAGAATCACAATCTTCATGGCAAGACCAGTTTTCTCCATCATGCTCTACGGATGAATCTTTCCGTAGTAATGAAACTATGTTATTGGATGAAAAGTGTAAAGAGTTTTGCTATGTGAATATGGCAAAACCAATTATGAAAAACATTATTACACCTGCTAAAACGGTGCAAGCAAATCTAACCAAGTTTTATGGTGAATGTGCTAGTAAACAATATATTCCGCCTGGTTTAGCTATGGAGTTGGTAAACGATTTCAAACGCAAAAACGAAAGATATATTGGTTTACTTGCCAAAGAATTTGAAATGCGTAAGGCAGCCAAAGCATTTAGTAAATCAAAGCTTGCCGATACTGGTGATATTGATATTAATAAACTTTCATCATACAAATTTGATGACAACATTTTCCGTAAAGTGATGTTGACACCAAAAGGCAAAAGTCATGGTTTGATTTTGTTGCTAGATAAATCTGGTTCTATGTCAAGCAATATGTCTGGTTCAATTGAACAGATTTTGGTACTTGCCATGTTCTGTCGCAAAGTGAATATTCCTTTTGCTGTGTATGGTTTTGGTGATAGTGAAGAAGCTCGCATATGTGATTTGAATATGACCCTTGAGCAACGGAGAGAGTATGTCAAAACAAGTCGTGCTTCATTTACCAAAGAACTTGGTTCAGTTGAATTAGGCACAGTATTTTTGCGTGAGTATATTAATTCGCAAATGTCAAATGCTGAATTTACTGGTGCATTAAAGAATATGTTGTTGCTCAAAAAAGCATTTGAAGTAAGCCGTCTTTCTCGTTCATATGTTCCATTGCCTGACTCTGAGTACCTTTCAAATACTCCGTTGACACAAGCTTTGGTCGCAACAGCTGAAGTGATGAAACAGTTTAAACAAAAGAACAACCTTGACTTAACAAGTTTGATTATTGTCCATGATGGCGATGCCGATTGGATTAACAGAATTCATACCACTTATGATGTGGTACAACAAAATGGTGAAACAATAACTAAACACACTAGCGAAAGAATGGATTTCAATGGTAAAAATGTTTACCTTGTTGACCGTGAGAATAAATTCCAAATGAAACTTGACGGCAATCGTCAATCGGTTAACACCGCTATATTTAAATGGTTTGCTAAAGTAACTAATTCTAAAATCTTTGGTTTCTTTATTATTTCAAATCAAAGTCCAAGCCATACTCGTCAAGCAATTAACAATAGATATTCTATTGGCGAAAATCAAACATTGGCTGATTTACATAATAAAGATTATTACCAATGGTTCAACAAACAAAAAGAATTGGTAAAACAATTCAAAACTGAAAAGTTTTTGATTTCAAAAAATGATGGTTATAATTCATTCTTCCTTATTTCTGGTGGAAATGATTTGAAAACCGAGCAAGATGAAATTGAAATTGAAGGTAAGTTTACCACTAAAAAATTGGCGTCAGCTTTTGCCAAAATGAACAAAAAGAAAACAGTTAATCGTGTGCTGGTTTCCAAGTTCATTGAAGGCATTGCGGCTTAAGGTGTTGTTTTTAGGCAACAGGTGCTCTTGACAAAGAGCATTTGTTATGTTAAAATGGTAGTATTGAAACTGTGAATGGAGTTATTATATAATGACAAGTCGTGCCGAAATTAAACAAAAATTTATGGATGCTTTAGTTGCTACAGGTAAACAGACCATAAGTAAATCAGAAATTAAAGCTATTGCTGGTGAATTGGGTATTGCTTCAACTCAATTTTTTACTAAAGATGAAGCCAATCGTGTTGGTCGTGGTAATTACCGAGTACCTACTACTGGTGCTACGACAATTGCTTTACAAGCCCAAGTGATTCCAATGGCAAAACCAATCCAAAAATCTGAGAACAAAATTCAAAATGTCCAAACCGATTTGGATACTACTGATTTGGTTCCTAAATCATATAAAAACTATGTGCCATTTGGTAACTTTGATGATGTGCTTTCAATTGTAACATCAATGCGGTTCTTTCCTGTTTTCATTTCAGGCCATTCTGGTAATGGTAAGACCATGTCTATTGAACAGGCCTGTGCCAAAGCAAAACGCAAATTCGTTTGTATTTCAATGACACCTGAAACCGATGAGAGTGACCTTCTTGGTAACTATGTTCTTATCGATGGTAATATGGAATGGCGTGATGGTCCTGTGACCACTGCTGCTCGTCAAGGTGC